GACGACAGTCCTAACGGAGTTCTCCGACTCCAGTAACAAGCGCGTGTACACGGCCCCTGGCCATACTGTGCAAGCTCCGCGTCGCTTCATCGTGTCGCGGACGGAGGCAAGCGGTGTGTTGGGTTCGTCCCGCACCAAAACGCAAATCGTTTACGGTACAGAAGACGGAGAGGGTAATCCCCTCGAGGCCCCTGTCGGTATCGATCTGCTCACACGGTTCCCTGTAGCCGGACAGGACTCGGACATTGACAATGTGATCGCGCTTGCGCGCGACTTCGTTGCTTCTGACGAGTTCGTCACGTGGATCAAGACGCAGAACTGGCCGCAATGAGCGGCGGTCCTGACTCACCTGATCGGGACAATGTCCTTCGGGGCATTCCTTGTCACATGTGGGTAATCCTTACGGTGTCGCTTGTTATGACGCCATGGGTATTTGTCGAGCTCTTCAAAATGCTCATCAGAGCATAAGAGGGCGCCAAGTGATGCTTGAAAACCACCGCATCCAGTGGGGTTATTAGAGCTGCTACATAACTTGAGGTACTCTAGAATGAGACCGAAGACCAGACCCAGTAATGGGAAACAGCGCCGCACCCGCGAGGGCAAGCGCAAACCCGTCGAGCAATTCGACGTCTGGACTGCCGCAAGGCTGTGGGTAGTCGACCATCCTGATCTATCCAACGACACGAAAACCTCGGTCGAAGGAGCGATTAGGTCGCGCTCTGTGAAGAGCGTGATCTCCATCTGTGAATCCAGCCCTGCGAAGGGCTGGGATTGCTTTGCGATCCTACGCCAGGTCGCTGCTTTCTTCTCGAAGAATAGTAGCATTAAGACCGACGTTGATAAGCGGGCCGCTGCTATCGAATCCTTCGGAGCAGCAGAACGTGCATGCGAATGAACTAATGAAACCCTTGAAGCAATCATGTCGACAGTCCGGTGTCCATCGGACTTGTACGGTCTAAGCGAGCTGCAACAGAGCATACACCCTGAGATTTTAATTCAAGGGGCAAACTTTGTACCGCAGCCGAGCCTCGGCCGTCCCATTGAGGTCGTAATCAAACGAATGCAGGCTGTTATTTATAACCTGCTACCTCCTGTGGGCGATTTCCTCGACGACTTTCACAAGTACGTCGCGGTCACAAGTGGAGCTACCGTAACCCGCCCTAAAAGGGCTGCTAAGCGTAACCAGAAGATCTCTGGCCGTTTGGTGGTCTCAAAGGGTGGAAAGACTCTCGTTCAGCGACTCCTGGAACTTCTAGGAGTTCAACCGAACGACGTGACGTTCGTCGAATGCGAACATAACGTTGTTACATTCGTAACGAAGAACTGGAAGACAGACAGGACCATAGCTATGGAGCCTGATCATCTGCTGCCTTTACAGGCGGCTATAGGTGAGTTCTTTAAACGCCTCCTACGGAAGTGGGGTGTGGACCTGTCAGACCAGACGATGAATCAGGTGTTGGCCAGGATTGGCTCTATAGATGGAAGCTATGCGACCATCGATTTGAAGGCAGCTAGTGATACAATCGCGAGAGCGTTGATCAAACTGCTTTTCCCACCTGACTGGGCCGAGCTTTTGCTTAGTCTCAGTTCCTCGTCGTATGCAATCGGCCACGAGGCAAAGTCCGCTACACCCTATGCGAAATTGAGTAGCATGGGGAACGGATTCACCTTCCCGGTCGAGAGCATCATCTTCGCAGCAGCCATCCTTGCTCTGAAGCCCGAGAATATCTGGGCGGTCTACGGGGATGATATTGTGGTTGAGACCCGACTTGCGTCGGAATTGACCACGTTGCTGAGAGTACTGGGTTTCGAGATTAACACCGAGAAATCCTTTTCTGATCCGAGCGTTCCCTTCCGGGAAAGCTGCGGTGCCGATTGGTTGCGCGGTAAGAAAGTTACGCCGTTCTACGTGCGTAGTGATCCGTTCGCAAAACCTGAGAAGGCCCATATCCTTAATGGGCTATTCGGCATCGCGGTACCAGACGGTGCGTTGTGGAACTACCTCCTGCACTTACAAAGTGCGTGGAAAATTCCGGTCGTCCCCTTCCAAGAGGATAGCCGGTGTGGTTTACACGTGCCAGCCCCGACTGCGCGGAGATTGGATGTACTCCATTACGGTCCGTGTGCGAGCAACGCCTCAATCACGGACACCCAAAGCCCTTGGTTCAGAGGTTACTGTGAAGTGACCGACGTTACCGAGGTGCATGGTTGGCAGCCGTACTGTCTATGGGCCTTAGAGGCTCTAAAACAGGAGGATGTGCTGTTGCGCCCAGGATACCCTGTCTTTAAAGACGCGGGGCTTTTAGTCCCGTATGTCCACAAGCATGGGTTGATGCTCGACTTCCTTGCGAGCACGGGCGTAGGGCTGGCTTGCTTCTCTGAGTTCGCGTTGCCACATAAGCGGCGTGTGTTCAGTAACAGCTTGCGCTATGTACCGCCACCCCAACGAGTGCCTAGTCACCTTTGGATTCTCGGTGACCAGATAGAAGAGATTCTCCGCCGGACCTCATGAGCCCCCAAAGCTCTGTCAGCGTAAAATGGCGTTTGCCAGTAGCAGACAGAGCCTAAAGGCTCCGGTCGTGGGCATAGAGGTGTCGCGGCGCTAGCCGGGCTTCAGCTTAATGCTGGCCCGGTTGACGTCGTGACGCCTACTAGCCTAACGGCCGGGAGTCTCTCACTCGATAAACG